ATTAAAGTTATCATTAACTTTTATCATTGCAGTCCTTAAAGGGTCTCCTGTACCATCGTTTGCTGTTGTACCTATGTTTATTGTTTGTTTAGCCATTGTCTGATGTTATATTAGTGTTATCTGATTTTATTTCTGTATTGTCTACTGTGTAAATTGGTTTCCTAATTGTATTTATATATGTCTCTTGAGAGATTAAGACAGTTGTAGTAATTCCATCTCTAGTTATATCTACATTCATACTCCTGTAATCTATAGAGTTATTTACTCCCTGACTTAATGAGAAAGTAACTATATTATTATTGTCTCCATTATCTATAGCTACATCTAACCACCCTGTACCATCTCCTATATCTACCTTTGTAATAGTATAAGTAGATACATCAGGTATGTTAAAGTCTAAGTCTTGAGCTGCTCTACTAACTGTAATAACTTTAGGAATATATACCCCTCCGTTTAACCTAGTATTAAATCCGTTTATTAGTTCTAACTTAGTTTTACCTGTTAATAAGTTATAAGTAAATTTATTTATCCTATAATCTAAATTGTTAATACTAACTACATCGTTTAAGTCTAATCTAGTTACTATCTGAATTGGTAAGATAGCCTCATACTTGAGCGTTCTCCTTTTTAAATTAAAGATAGATGTTATATAATCTTGATAATGTCTACTGTATAGAGTATTTTCTACTACTTCATTGTTAAATGTACTTATCTCAGACTCAAAAAACAAGCTGTATATTGGATTAGTTACTCCAAAATGCTGAAAAGGTACCCACATCTTAGTATTTAAAGTAGATGCTACCCCTAAATGATCTGTAAACTTTACAGGAGATGGACTGATATCTATATAATCTACATAATGTATGTGAGGCTTATTAAATACAGGCTCTCTCTCATAGTCTACTACTTGACCTACTTGCAAAAAAGTCGTATTACTAGGATCATTTTGATCTATTAGCCTATCATATACAATCATCTCAAAAGGTAACTCTACCTCTAAACTATCTCCATCTAATAAACTACCCTTATCATCAAATAACTTGACATTACTATCTCCATATCCTACTCCATTATTTTTTTTAAACTCCTCAGCTATCACTGTCTCAGGATCCTGATACTTAAAGTCTATTTGTGATAGTATCTCTCCTCTATTTACATCATAACTTTTAAAATCTATGTAGTTAGTAATATCATATCTATTACCTTGAGAGTAATAACTATCTAAAGTGTTTATATAAAGCACTCCATTAGACTGACCTACCACTACTAGCTTAAACATCTGAAACAGTCCTTTTAAAAATTCCATTATAGATAAATCTACAGGCATTATATCGCTCATAACTATATCAGATGCAGAGTCTTGTTGTGGACCTGACATAACCCATAGACTATAAGGAAGTCCATTATAAATATATTTAAGCTCTAAGGTAGGCTCAAAAGTTATAGGCTCATTAGCCTCTATGTAAATCTTTATATTTGAGCTAAAAGGTAATCCGTCCTCTCTTCTCATAGATGCCGTATTCCATACTACAAAACCTCCCTCGCTAAAGTGCTTACTTACTTCCCAGTTATTAACCTCATCAATTAAGTGTATAGTGTAAGGTATGTCTAGCTCTATAGGAGTTATCTGTATTCTAATAGCCCACCACTCTACAGTCGCTCCTCCTAATAAATAACAGTTAGCTATATCAGTATTAAAGTCCATAGGATTAGGACCTATCCCTCCGCCTGATCCTGAGATTAACGTATCCCAGTCTATAAGTTTTTTACCTCCTCCGATTGGTTTAGAGTCCTCATTAGGATTAAGCCACATATATAGTTTATTAAACTCAGATGTACCAAAAAAGTCTCTACTAAATTTTATAGGAGTTTCTGTAGTACCTTTCTTAGATGTTACAATAGTAAATACTAATCCTGTAGCTGTAGCTGGATCTAATGTAGAGTCTGTATGTGCTCCCTCATTATCTGCCTCTATTATTATAGATGAGCCTAATAGAGTAGCTGTATAGTCTGTTATATTAGCATTAACATAGTCTGCTATCTCTTGAGCGTTCTCTATTACAGTAAGTGTATTGACATCTATAACATAAGGAGTATCTTCTATAGTTAAAACTATCTGTCCTATTACGTTAGTATTAGGCTCTAGTATGTTTATTATAGTAGTCTGATGGATACCACTACTAAACTTAGTCTCTACAGCCTCTATAACTTCTAACAGTTTTACTGATGGTCTTAAATCGCTCCATTTAATTCCTGATCCATACTCCTCTCCTGAAAAGTTATTATTATCTGCTATGTTTACTATCTGCTCACTAAAATCTCCAGCACTCTCATTAGAGTTATAGAAGTACTGTCTTGAAGCCATTGGAGTATATACTATACTTTTGTTAAATAGTCCATCCTGACCTTGCAAACCTAGCTTTACATTTGTGCTATTATACTCGTGATCTAAATGAGACAAATCTAATTCGCTTAATACAGATCCTTTTATCCTATCTTTTATACTTGCTGTATTACCAAAAAAGTTTATTGTATAACTTGTAGCCTCTCCTTTAAATATCTTAACCTTATGAAGCAGCCACTTACCTGTCTTGAAAGGTACCCCATCTATCTCGATATGTCCTTTAGCTTTAGTCCTAGCGTCAAAACCTCCATCTATAGATGCGTTATACCAGTGTTTAAGTATCAGGTTATTCCTTTTACTTGTAGGTATATTAAAAGTCTTAGAGTAATCTCCTGTATTTTTAGTAATATCTGATACATCTAATACAGATGATACAACATCTACAGACTCATCACTATACTGATCTAGTAATTCTCCCTCTATGTATAAACTTACAGCCATTAAATATTGTTTATTTCGTTATAACCTAATTCAAAATCTATATCATAGCTAATTAATCTATCTACTCTCCTAGTCTTAAACTTTAAACTCTCTTTTTTAATGTTAATAGGAGTATATTTGTTATCTTTATAAGTCCAAACTCTCTCCGATAATAAGAGCTGTTTAATGACCTCATTTTCTCTCTCGTTAATATATCCACTAGAGGCTGATATAGTTGTTCTAGCCTGTACTGAGTGCCTTATAAACTGATGGTATCCGTTTAATGCTTGACCTCTGTTAGATTCAAATTCTTTTGAGGTTATTTTTATCCCATTCTCTTGTTGTTTTAGGAATTGGAAAGTTTGTAAAGCTCCATCCTTATTCTGAAAGTGAACATCTAAAGGAGTGTATTTACAATCATCAGTTATTATTAATGATGTGCTTTGATCGTTCCATAGAATTTCTATATAGTTATCGTTAACAGTATCAGAAATATCTATCCAAACGTATTGGACCTGGCTACTAGATAAATCATCTAATACAGTTGTTAAGTTTACACTTATCTCATTATCAGGATAAGACTTAACAGATACAAAATTAGACTCTAAAGGATTAAGTCCTGTAGTAGTTATAGGAAATACAAAAGCTCCAAATCTAGAGACTCTATAGTCCTGAGGATTTAATAAAGTCCTTTCGTTTACTGTAGTGTTATTCTCTCCCTCGTTTCCATAAGAATATCCTAGAGTCATAAAGTCAGTCTCAGGATGCTGTCCTACAAATCCTCCATTATCATAGTCCACTGTTACGTGCACCCATTGCTGATTATTACCATTTACTATCTGAGTGTTTCCTGATATTGTTGGCTGTGTAAAGTTTATATAGTCTCTAATTACAGGAGCTATATTAATACTATGAGTCTCTGTGCTATCTATATTGTTCTCATAGGTTATCTGATAGTTAGGCTCTGTTGGTATGCTACTTAAATCTCCATCCCATACATATATATTTAAAGTATAATTCTCACAGGTTTTTAAACCTCCCTGATTATAAGTTAAATCTGTCTCTATATAGTATGGACTTAATGCTCTTATCATAATTTATAAGTTAAAACTGTTTAATATTTTATCCTCTAATTCTAGAGTTAAGTTTACTCCTAGCTCCTCTATTAATAAGTCTAGCTCATCATAAAGAGGATCATTAAAAAAGCCTGTAGTAGCTATACCTGT